ACAAGCGATTACAGACCTCAACGCAATTGTTGGTTCGCACACAATTACTTTTACTGGTTTAACTGGTACGATTACGCTTGCATCAGCATTGCCAACACTTACAAAAAGCATGACCATTACTGGTCCTGGATTAAGCTCACTTACAATTTCTGGCAACAGTCTTTATAGAGTTTTTGATTTAACTGCTGGTTTAACATTTTCTATTTCAGCACTAACAATAGCTAATGGAAAAGCAACCGCAGCGGGTGTATACAACAATATGGGCGGTGGTATTAGAAATGGAACTGGCAGCGGTGCTGATCTTACTATAAGTAATTGTTATTTTACTGGATGTAATGCTACAACTGGTGGTGCAATTCATAGTTATGGATATTTAGTAGTTACCAATACTTCTTTTGTAAGTAATACTGGAAGTTATTCTTGCATATCTTCCTATAATGGAAGTGTAACAATAGGCAATTGTACTTTTTCTGGTAACACGGGAACTCCTTATTACACTAATTCTAGTTTTACCGTTACAGTTTACAACTGTACTTTTTCTGGAAACTCTGGTTCTGTTGGCAGTATACACCTTGCTAACAGCGGATCGGCATCTGTGCTTTCTAGCACTATCAGCGGAAACACAGGAACTGTGACCTCTGGTGTTTACTTGGGCGAATATTGTTCGCTCACACTTAAAAACTCTATTATTTCTGGAAATACTGGTGGTGTTGGTGTTAAAGACTTTAGTAGCTACAACGATAATAGATCAATAGCATCGGCAGCTACAAATATAATTGGAACTATTTCTACGGCATCTGCTTCTAGTGCAGCAAGAGTAATTGGCGATCCCCTTCTTGGTGCTTTACAAAACAATGGTGGCACAACTCAAACTATGGCAGTTGGTGCTGGTAGCGTGGCAATCAACGCTGGAACAGCAGCAGCGACAAATGCAGAACCTGTTAGTGCATTAGATCAGCGTGGAACAGCAAGGTCAGCAACTACGCCAACGATTGGGGCGGTTGAGTATGTTGCTACTACTACCACAACGACTGCTGCACCTACAACCACAACCACAACAACCACCACAACGACTACTACAGCTTCGCCTACTACAACTACAGCAGCACCAGTTATTATAAAAATAAAAAGATCTAGCACATCTTCTTCTGTTCCTGCCACACTATCATTGGGTGAATTAGGGATAAATATAGTAGATAAAAAAATATGGGTTGGAAATTCAAGTGAGACTCCTGTTCTCATCTCAGACTATAACAATCTAGGAAATCAAGGATTTCAAGGAAGTCAAGGAAATCAAGGCGTTCAAGGCAATCAAGGTGCAGTAGGAACTAATGGATCTCAAGGTAGCCAAGGATTTCAAGGTGCAACTGGAACAGGAAACCAAGGTTTACAAGGCAATCAGGGAGTTGTTGGAACCGCAGGATCACAGGGTTCGCAGGGTTTTCAAGGTGTCGTTGGAACAACTGGTAATCAAGGCTTGCAAGGTAGCCAAGGAACAGTTGGAACCACAGGTTCACAGGGCAATCAAGGTTTACAAGGTTTCCAAGGAGTCGTTGGAACAACAGGAAATCAAGGCTTCCAAGGTTCCGTAGGAACCACAGGATCGCAGGGGTCACAAGGATTTCAAGGCGTTGTTGGAACCACAGGCAGTCAAGGTTTGCAAGGTGTCACTGGAACAGGGAACCAAGGTAGCCAAGGGTCACAAGGTTCAACAGGAATAGGGAATCAAGGTAGTCAAGGACCACAAGGTTTTCAAGGAGTTGTTGGAACAACAGGAAACCAAGGCAATCAAGGATATCAAGGCGTTGTTGGAACCACAGGTTCACAGGGTAATCAAGGTTATCAAGGTGTCGTAGGAACTACTGGTAATCAAGGTAGTCAAGGTTCTCAGGGTGCAACTGGAACAGGTAACCAAGGTAGCCAAGGAAACCAAGGTTTCCAAGGTGTAACAGGAACAGGCAATCAAGGATCACAAGGATCACAAGGTGCAACTGGAACAGGTAGTCAGGGTAGCCAAGGATCACAAGGTTTTCAAGGTGTCACTGGAACAGGCAATCAAGGTAGCCAAGGCTCGCAAGGTGCAACTGGAACAGGCAGTCAGGGTAGCCAAGGATCACAAGGTACAACTGGAACAGGAAATCAAGGCTCACAAGGAAACCAAGGTTTTCAAGGAGTTGTTGGAACCACAGGTAATCAAGGGTCACAAGGCAATCAAGGATCACAGGGAAATCAGGGATCACAGGGAAATCAGGGAACAACTGGAACCGCAGACACAATTTTCTTAGCAACTAACTTTGGAGGTTTATAACTATGGCAGTAACATCTACACCTATCTTTGCTCAAGCTCCTTATATGGCTTGTACTACACTAGCAGCACAAACAGCTTGTACAACTAGAGGTCCAACAGTAACAGCTAGTCTTGCAGCAGCAAATATTGTGCAGATAGTTCCTACTTCAACTAATGGATTAAGAATTGATGCTATTCAAGTCAATGCTTGCTCTACTTCTTTTACAGCACCTACCGCTGGCAACATTGTAGGTATATGGGTATGGGATGGAACTACAGCTTATTTATACACAGAAATACTTGTGACCGCTGTAACTCCTTCAACTACTGTTGCTGGATTTACAACCACTTTGACTTTTGCCAATCCTCTTGTTCTACCATCTACATTCAAACTTTATGCATCCCTTAGTGTTACTACTACTGCTAGCACTACAGCTTTACAAGTTTGTGTAATGGGAGGTAGTTACTAATGCCAGGAGCATTTAGCTATGGTATGACTCCAGCCAATTCGCCAAAAGGTTCTGCATTTCAAGCAGTTCAGCCTTCTGTTGTTCCATGTGGCATAATCCAAATGTTTGCTGGCTCTACCGCACCAAATGGATGGCTAGTATGTGACGGAAGTACTGTTAGTAGAAGTGCTTATAGCGATTTATTTAAAATTATTGGTACTACTTATGGTGCTGGTAATTCTAATACCACATTTACTTTACCAGATATGAGGGGAAGAACCCCTATTGGTGTTGGTACTGGTTCTGGTTTAACGGCTAGAACATTGGCTGCAACTACTGGCGTGGAAACTGTTGCGTTATCTACCGCAGAATTAGCATCCCATAATCATACCGCTACCGACTCTGGACATAGTCATACAACAACAGTAGGTAATGAAACTGCCGATCATACTCATATTCCTAGTGTTGATGGTACTGCTTTGGGTCGAGCAACATATGGTTTTAGTGCTCTTGGTGGTGGATATGCTGGTATTTTAATCATAAGAGGAAATGACTCAGGTAGTCAGACTACTACTGGTGGTAGAAGTGCAGTTCATCAACATGCCGTTACTGTTAATAGTGGAACATCTAATGTTAGCATCGGAAACAATGGGTCTGGTTCTGCTCATAATAATATGCAGCCTTCAATAGCCATTAACTTTATCATAAAAACATAGGAGATAAGATGGAAAGTTTAAGCATAATTCTTACGCAAAAAGTAAATGTAGATCTTAATATTCTAGAAGATTTTTACAGCGTATCTTTATCTAAAATTAATGATGAAGGCGTTACAAGAAATGTTAATATTCCAATAGAATTATCCTCGGATGATGGAATATTTATAAAATCACTAGTAGCAAAAGCATGGGATTATATTCCAGATGCTGCACCAGATGAGTTATCTCAAGCTAAAGCAAGAAAGATACAAGCTATAAATAATGAATGGCTCACTCTAGAAAAAACAGGGTGGGATTCTGGTCAAGGCTATTATCTTGGCATTACTCCTTCTGATGTAGCCCTTCTCGTAGGTGTGTTCTCTCTTGCAAAAGAAGCAGCAGCATTGGGCTTAGAACTTCCTAACCTAATCAGTATGGCTAATACACCCATTAGCTTCGCCACCATACAAGAAATGACCCTTCTCCTTCTTCAATATGGTCAAGCTCGTTCTAACATGGCTAGCTCCTTTGCTGCCAGACGAAAAGCTGTCTCAGATGCTACTACAATTGAACAGGTAGGTGTAATTTAATGTAGGCACAACTAATATTATTTGGGGGCTATAACAATGGATGATAAAGACTTTATCCTATTAATTGAACGATTAGGTGTTTCTTGCAGTTTTTTAATATTTTTTGTTTGGACAACCTATAAAGCATCCACTTGGTTAGGTGAAAAGATTATCCTCCCTTTGCATGATAGACACATTAAATTTATAGATAGGCTAGAAGTTGGACTAGAAAATGTAGTTAAAAGTCAAGAAAATACTATGGAGATACTTAATCAGATATTGTTAAATACTAGAGAGTTACACGAAATCAAAAGACAGAAAAAGGAAACAGTCAATGCAGAATGATCAAATTTTTAATCTTATGGTTGATAATGGAATTGTTTATATAAGCTCAACGAAAATTTTAACTGAATACAATGTATTTGGATATACATATAGTCAAACAATATGTTCTAATGGTTTTACGCAAGAATACCATGAGAATAATTAATGCCTTTATATCCGACTACATACATAGCGGGAGATGAAGTAAATTTAAGACTTACTGATGATTATTGTGCATCAGAAAATAGGTCTTTAACATTTACATCTGAAACATTTCCTAATTTAACAAGCAAAACAATTAAAATTCATATTGATGGCAAAACAAATTTTGTCAAACAAATGGTTGTTGAAAATTCTAAAAAAATTAAAGTAGATTTAACAAGTCAAGAATTAGCTACTATTGGTGCAGGAAGATGGGATTACGAATTAATATCTTATACCTCTAGTAATCACATACAAACAGTTGTTGTTGGAAACTTGATAATCACTCCAGAATTTGGAGATTGATATGTCATGCGATTGTTTAGATGCAAATTTATTTTTGGCAGAACCAACCGAACTTAATCAGATTATAAACATAGAATGCCAAAATAAGTGTTTGGGCGAATGCATATACATATCTGTTTTAAAAGATAATATTCTTGTTTGGGAAATTAAAAAAAATAATTGTTTAGAAATAATTGATTCTCCAATTAATGTTTATAAAACAGACCCAACTTCCACGACAGAAGAGCCAACAACTCCACCTCCATCGACCACCACCACATTACCACCAGGATGCTGCACAGTATTAGTTTGCGAATACAATAGTCCTAGCACTCCAGGCGAAGATTATAATTATGTTGCTAGTTATTCTTATTCTTCTTCTGTGGATTGTTCAACACAGGTTCCTGCTGAGTGCGGGGATGGACAGGAAGGTAGCTATGGACTTATGTGCTCAGAGGGTTGTCTTGGAGGAACGATATATACATGGAGTTCGGAGCCATGTTTAAACCCTACACCTACCCCTACTCCAACACCAACGCCTACTCCGACACCTACACCTACACCAACACCTACCCCAACGCCTACTCCGACACCTACCCCTACTCCAACACCAACGCCTACTCCGACCCCTACACCCACACCAACAACTACAACCACAGAACTAACAACTACGACCATAGCACCAACTACCACAACCACAGCACCAACAACAACAAGCACCACTAATACAACCAGTACAACA